CGCAGAACCGCGGCCCGCGATCCGATCCACAGCGGCGGTAGCGGCAGCGGCCGCGCTCACTAGCGCCACCAGCATACGGGCCGCGCAGCAGGGGACAGTGCGGGCTATCGCCGAAACGTCACGGGCGGGGCAGGCAGCAAACGCAGCCCTGTTCGCTAACCGTGCGGCGCAGGCCCGACAGTCCGGGGCGCAAGTAGTCCAAGCCTATAGGGACACGGCGGCACAGTCCTATGGTGTTTTCTCCGGTATGACGCGGGCGGAGAAAGCGGCTCGGCGTGAAGCAGCTAGGGCCGCTATTGATTATGCGGGTGGCATCACCACGGCTATGGAGCGGGCCTCCCTCAACTCGCAGAACGCATACAGCGGCCTTGCCTCGTCCGTCGGGGCGTCTTTCAAATCGGCGGCTGTGAGCGCCCGCGACCATATCCTGAGCATTGGCCCGGTAAACAAGCTGGTGTATTCGGAGATGGCGGTGAATGCGCGGGCCGGGGCCGCCGCAACCGCATCATCGGTGCAAACATACGCAACCGCCGCACGGAACACGTATGCGCAGATGCGGGAAAACAGCCGCCAGGCAACAGACTCTTCGCAGTCACTCACCCGCTCTATCCTGGGCAACCGTGACGCAATGGACAAGCTCGCATCCGGTAGCGCTATCGCCGGGGCCGGGCTACTAGCAGCATTCGCTTTCCCCGTGAAGGCTTTCGCAGATTTTGATGCGGCCATGTCCGGCGTGCAGGCCGCAACGCATGAGACCGCATCGAACATGAATCTGCTGCGTGAGGCCGCGATCAAAGCCGGTGCGGACACGAAATATTCGGGTACCGAGGCGGCTAACGGCATCACGGAGCTTGCTAAGGCCGGTGTGGAAACATCGGACATCCTGAACGGCGGCCTCGATGGTGCCCTGTCCCTGGCGGCGGCCGGTGAGCTTCGTGTCGGTGACGCCGCCGAACTGGCGGCTACCGCCCTGACACAGTTCAAGCTCAAGGGTAGCGACCTGGGCCACGTAGCAGACCTGTTGGCAGCTGGTGCAGGTAAGGCGCAGGGCAGTGTCGGCGACCTTGGGTACGCGCTCAAGCAGTCCGGCCTGGTGGCCGCACAGACAGGGTTCAGCATCGAAGAAACCGTTGGTGCCCTATCCGCGTTCGCATCGGCGGGCCTTATCGGCTCCGACGCGGGCACATCGTTCAAGGTCATGCTGCAGAAGCTACAGAATCCGTCCAAGGAGACGGCGGAGACAATGAGCGAAATGGGCCTTAGCCTGTACGATAACCAGGGCAAGGTCAAGAAGCTGGCGGTGTTCGCGGGCGAGCTGAAAGCCGCGTTGAAGGGCATGACCGCCGAGCAGCGCGACGCAACCCTGGCGCAGATTTTCGGTTCTGACGCTGTGCGCGCCGCCGCCGTGCTCTATGAGCAGGGGCAAGACGGCATCCAGGGGTGGATTGATAAAGTCAATGACTCCGGTTACGCGGCTGAGACTGCGGCTATCGCGCAGAATAACCTTAAGGGCGACCTTGAGAAGCTGGGCGGGTCTATCGAGACGCTGTTCATCAAGTCCGGTTCTGGTGTGGCCGACGCTTTGCGACCGGCCGTGCAATGGCTGGATAAGCTCGTTGATGGTCTTTCACGCGTCGATTCGGGTACGCTCACCACTGTTCTCACCATTGGGGGTATCACCGGTGCGCTGCTGCTGGCTGTGGCCGCCGCCGCGAAGTTCGTTACTATGGTGCACGCCACCCGCACGGCGCTAGTGGAGCTAGGGTTAGCCGGGCGCAGCGCCTCAGCCGGTGTAGCCGCATCCAACGCCCAGATGGAAGCGGGGGCCGCTACCGGCGGTAAATTCTCCGGCGTGATAGGGAAACTCACCCGGGGATTCGGGTACCTCACCCTTGCTATAGCCGGGGCTGAGACAATAGCCATCCCGTTCAAAAACCTCAACGCGCAGACACCGGGCGTGGAGAAAATGACTAACGCCCTCTCCGAGAGCGGCGGCGAGATGAACCGCATCAACGACATTTTCAAAAACGCAGAGTTCACGAACGGGCGCGGCCGGTGGGCCATGCACGGCACCGAAGAGGGTATCAACGGCATCAACGACGCCTTGAAACGCCTCAGCAACCAAACCGCGTTCGACGGGTTTAACGGCATGGTGAACAACATCGTCGGCTCCAAAGGCTCGTTCGACCTGCTCAAGGATAGTGTGCTGCAGGTGGACGAGGCGTTGGCGAAGATGTACGGTGAGAATCCGCAGCGCGCCACCGCACTGTTCAAGCAGATAGCGGACGAAGCGGAACATTCGGGTGTGAGCGTCAGCAAGATAACCGAGCTGTTCCCGAAGCTCGGGCAGGCCGTCACCGACTACGCTAACAAGCTAGGGGTAGCGCTCACCGATGAAGAGAAATTCCAGGCGATGAAGGGTGAGCTGCCCGAGAAGCTGAAAAAGGCCGGGGCATCCCAGGAAGAGCTGAACAAGAAAATCAAGGAGGGCACGGCCGCCACGAGTGAAGCCACGGACGCTATCGGCGAGAACACTAAGAAGCTGGACGAGAACGGCGAAGTGGTAGAAAAGGTTGAATCCCTTCTATCTGATTTCGCTAAGGCATTCGATTACCTGGGCAAGGGGTTCCGATCCTATAACGACTCGATGGGTTCATACTATGAGTCGCTTGAGAAGCTGGCGGAGGCGTTCAAAAAAGGCAAGACCGCTTCCTACGAGATGGGTTACGGTTTTGACAACGCTTCTAAGAGCGGCCGTGAGCTGAACAAACTGTTCGGGTCTGTCGCTAACGAAACGAACAAGGTTGCCGTGGCTGCCTCTAACGCGGGTAAATCGCAGGAAGAGATTCGTGCGATTTATGAGCGCGGGTACCAAACGATACGAAAATATGGGTACCAGGCGGGGTTGTCGTCTGAGCAGGTTGAGGACTTGGCGCGTGCCGCGTTCGGCCTGCAAGACAAGAACATTAGCATTTCAACGTTCATGGATGATAACGCCCGGGCTGTGGCGAACCGCACCGCTAAAGAGGTGAACGGCATCCCTAACCAGGTGCACGTCGCGGGCGGCACTATCGGTTTCGACCAGGCTACAGGTAAGGCAACGCAGCTGCGTGACGCCCTGGGTAATATTCCGGGGCAGAAGAATGTGAACGTGCAGGCGCAGGGTATCGAGGAGACTAAAAGCGGGTTCAGTGAAGTTGCTAAGTGGCTTGAATCTATGCCCGGTAACAAAGAGATTGAGATTGATGCGACGGGAACGTTCGATGCGTCCTCAGCTATCCAGGGCGTGAGTGACGCGGTGAACGCTGTCCCCGGGTCGCACAACACCGATATGACCGCTACCACGGGCAATTTTGATTCTGCTGCGGCGATAACCGCCGAGTCTGTGCGGAACCTCCCGAAGTCGCATAACACCGACATGCGGGGTGACGCATCGAATGTTAACCGTGCAGCATCGCAGGCGTCAGACTCGGTAGGTAAGGTTCCCGATAGGCATAACACTGAGCTGAACGTCGTCGGCCTCGGCGGGTTCGTAGGCAGTGTCCGCCGCGCTATCGACTGGGTGTTTTCAATCCCTACCGTCCGCGAAACAACACTGCGGATCAGGAACATTACCGAGAATATCACTCACAAGATCGAGACCTACCGTAAGAAGTTTTTCGGGTTTGCCTCCGGCGGGCATGTGGGTGACACGATGCGCGGCTTTGCCTCCGGCGGGCTGATTAGCGGCCGCCCCCCTGCAGCCCCGCACGTTGATAACCGGCGGGCGGTGGTTGAGGATACGGGCGAGCCTATCCGTGTGCGCTCCGGCGAGTTCATTATGAACGAGCGGGCTACGCGGCGTAACCGGCCGCTGCTTGAGTTCCTGAACGCCGGGGGTAACCCACGTTCGGTGCGCGGCTTCGCCTTTGGTGGTTCGCCCGCACCGGTGGGGTTCGCTCCCGCACCCGACGCTAACCTGCGGATTGGGGAGCAGATAGCGGCAGCGTTGAGTGAGTGGAAGCCGGTAGTTGAAATATCGGGTACGAAATTCTACGGCGTTATGGCTGAGTCGCGTACCCGCGCACGCCGGTAAAGATAAGAGGAAATGAAGGAAAGGAGGGGCGGCGCATGTCTAGGATGTGGATAGGGCGGCCCGCAACAATGGTGCCCGTAAAAGGGTACTCAGAGGTGACAACCACCCGAACACTGGTGAACCGGATCGACACAGACCCGCTCACGGGTGTGCGCCGAACCTCCTTCTACGGGCCTCCCCGCAGTATGCGTGAGATGCGCTGCACCTGGCGGGCTGAGGGTGAGCAGCTGGGGATGATTGAGGGGCTGCTGAACCTCTCCATGCTCGGCGGTTCGCTAGTAGGCCCGGCCACCCCGCTCACGGTCATACCGGCCGGGGCGGAGCATATCAACGTCATGCCCCCCCGCACCTCACTACTGCTGGACGTTTACGGGGCCGTTTATTCCCCCATGATGGTTGATTCTGGGGGGCACGGCATCATATGGCCCGGCGGCACATCGGTGACAACCCCGACGTTTGTTAGGCAGGACATTCCGTTTCCGTGGGGCGGTGAGGTGGTGAACATTTCATGTGTGCTAGAGGATGACTCATACTTGCGTATCTGGTGGGGCGGAGGCCGGGCAGGCCAATTCGGTGTAACCACCGTGGAAGGGCCGGGCAAGGGCGCGGGCGTGCACCGACGGGAAGCCTTCGTGCTCGTACCCAAAGCATGCACCCTCTACGGCGTGCAACTGAGCGGGACTGGTACCTGCGCATCAATGGTGCTAGGGCGCGAAAAGAAGCCCTGGACGGTAGGCGAAACACTGATGGGCGGCATCGTGGATGATTACGAGGTGAAGCCTCTCTACCGGGGCGGCAGCAAGAACATTTCAGAGATCACATGCACGATCAAGGAGACAGGGAGCGGTAGCTAATGGGTGCTGAGAATCCGGGGCCTACCCCGATTTGGGGGATGCAGGCCAGCAAGTCGTATGTGCGGGAAAAGGGTGTGCGCATCATCTACGCCCGCATCTATGTTGGCGGCTCCGATGAAGGCATGCACAAGGTGGAGATTTCTTCCGCGATGTCGGGTGACCTGCCCGGCCGCCTGGCTATCACCTCCGGTTTCAATCAGTCTACGGGCACCATCACGTGGCAGATGGCCGATGCGACACCGAACCTTTGGACGGGGTTTGCTGGTGGGCTGCGTGTCCCGAAAATCGGTGAGCGCATCGAAATTGACATGTCTCTTTCCCCGTCGGATATACCCGGCCCTAATAAGTGGGTGAGGGTTTTCACGGGCCGTGTGGATTTTAATGAGGTTCAGGACGGTAACCAGCTTGTCACCCATATTGTGGATGACTGGGATAAGTTCGGTAAGGGTGTGGATGTTCTGCCGCTGCTGCGGCACATGCCCGGCCGTAAGAACAGCGATTTTAAAAAGTTCACCCCCGGCTGCTCGATTAATTACGTGGTGTGGGATGTGCTGGATCAGTGCGGGTTCGCGGTGTCCCCGGCGTCTAAGGTTCCTCTTGGTGTCGATAAGCGGGTGGTGATGCACGCACCCCTGCAGGGCACGATGTGGACGGCATGGGAGCGGTATAAGGGTGCGTGCGTGAAAGCGGGGCCTACTGAGGAGTCCTACGACTTCTTCCCGACTTTTGTTTACCACGATAGCGGGGAGTGCTATCTTTTCAAGGGCTGGGGCGTATATGAGAACCTGGCTGAGAACCGGAACCTGCGGAACACGCAGCCGGTCATGGTTAGGTTCCGTGTGGGTGCCGGGCACACCGGTAAATTCACGCTCAAGCTGACGGTGGGCGGTAAGAAGGTCGCTATCACCCTTGAGGGGAATAAGCGGCTGTCTGTGCACCCCGGGCAGAATCCGCAGTATGGGGATTTTCTGGTGCCGAAAGATGGCGTCGTGGAGTTCCTGATGCATGTGAACGGGCGCTGGGAGACGCGGCTAGGGGTTGAGGGTACGCCCGGCCCTAGTGGCGTACATGAAAGGTGGTGGGGGCCGAATAGTGAGGTTGGTAATTGTGAGATTATCGCCGAGCTAGGGTGTGAAATATCCGATGTGTTGGTGGCTATGGAGCCGCTGCCACTATCGGGTAGGAAGCAGGCGCATGTGCGCATCCCCGACTATCTGAATAATCCTTATTGGGTGCCGTCTGTGCGTGGCCGCAAAGCCTCAGAGTTCCTTGAAGAACTGGGTGAACTGATTCACTGCGCAATGTGGCTTGACTCTACGGGCGAGTTCCATTTCAAACATGGAACAATGCTGCGTGAAGCCACTGAGAAGGGCGTTATCTCCGCCGATGATGTGGTGGACTACACGCTACGGCAGGACATTCTACGCTCCGGGTCTGCGGTGCGGGTGAAAAGCAAAATCACATGGATTTCCAACATGGGCGACATCGGTAAAATTCACCGCGCCACACTCTGGCAGGGCACCGGGCAGTCCATCCTAGGCAATGAGACTGTTGAAGAGTTTATCGGCCCAGACGAGAACGAAGACTGGTTCGAGCTTGACGACGACATTATGTGGAACCTGCATAATTTCTTCAACACACCCATATCCCAGCACGGGAACGGGTGGAAACGTGAGATAGAGAAAATCTATTACGGCTCCTGCTACTTCGCCATCGGACAGAACGGGTACACGGGCTATGTTGCCGCACCAAAACTTGAAGGTTTGGGCCGGTGGCGGTGGAAGCTCACGATTGACAACAAAGCAGTGTTCGGGAACGGTGGAGAATCCTCCCGATCCACAATGCAGTTCCCCGTGAACAACCGCACCATGCCAGGAACCTATGAAGACATGTGGGGCGAAAAAATGCCGATCATACGCGGCGGCGCGAAGGCGAAAGCTAAAGATGATGGTGACGCCGTTGTTCTCGGGCCGCTGCGTGAGGCACCAGAACTGGAGATAGACGCCGGTATTTGGGCGGGCAGCCGCGAACGTGCGCTTGAGCTTGCTAAGGATGTGGCCGCGTGGCTATCAGATTCTAAAGCAGTTTATTCAGACTCTATAAACGTGAATTTCGACCCCGGTTACCGTGTGGGCGATGTATACCGGTGGGAGGTGCCGGGTCTTAGTACCCGCGTTTATTGTCTCGTCCTGGGTGTTGAGCACCGCCCGGGGGAGGATCGCACCGAGCTTACGGTGCGCACTTACATGCAGTTAGAGTAGGAGAATTTGTATGGCTGAGTATTGTGTGGTGACAGCTAATTTTTTGACGATGCAGGAGCGGGGGGGTGCCCCGGTTCCTGTGTCTGGGCGTGTTGAGTTCACGCCTACCGCGCACGCTTTTAGTGGTGACGCGGTGTTTACGCAGGCGGCCCGCACCGGGTACGTTGTGGGCGGCGTGCTTTATGATTCGCCTGACGCAACCACCGCTGGTGTGCGGCTTGTCGCCCCGTCCCCTGGCGTGTCGCCAGAGCGGTTCGGGTACAAGGTTACTACGCATTTGCGTGATGGTGAGGGCCGCCCGGCCCCGTACCCGTGCGGTTTTATCCACCCTACGGCGGGGGCGGTGCTGAATCTTGCTGAGCAGGCTCCGGTACCTGATCCGGGTTCGCCGTCTGGGTGGTCTGTGCGTGGGCCGCGTGGTGAGGTGGGGCCGCCGGGTGTGCAGGGTGAGCGTGGTTTGCCTGGGCCGCAGGGAGACCCGGGGCCTCCCGGCCCGCCTGGTACACCGGGTGCGCCGGGCCGTGATGGCGGGGCGTTTGATGATTCAAAGATTCTGCGGCGTCTTGATGCTCTTGAGGCGGCGCCGAAGCAGGCGGCGCCCGCTAAGTCTGGTTACAGTGTGAGTGTGATTGACGCGCCCTATGGTGCAGACCCTACGGGTAAGGCTGATGCTACGGCGGCGATCCAGGCGGCGGTTGATGCTGTGTATGCTGCTGGTGGCGGGGCTGGAAACGCCCAAATCCGGCCGCTTGGAAAACACGTTCCGCAAAACGGGTTTTCTGTTTCAGGAAAACCGCCTGTTGGACAACCTCACGGCCATGCAGAATATCGCAGTGTTTATGGAGCGTGCCAATGAAGGTGAAATCGTTGCACTGGCGGAAAAAGTCGGCCTTACGACGGGCGATCTGCACAAATATCCGGCCGAACTCTCAGGCGGTATGGCCAAACGGGTAGCGTTTTTGCGGCTGATGCTGTGCGGTTGCGATCTGGCTTTGCTCGATGAGCCTTTTGTGGGACTGGATCGGGATTTGCGCGATATTCTGGCGGCCATGCTGGCGGAAAAAATCGAGCGCGAAGGCTGGGCTTGTTTGCTGGTAACGCACGACCGTTTCGAGGCCGCGCGTTTGAGCCG